GTGAGGTGGCGCTGCTCGACGAAGCGTGCCGGTTGCTGGATCGGTTGGACCGGTTCGACGCCATGCTGGCCGGCGATGCGTCTGAGTGGGCAACGATCGACTGGCCCTACGAGGATGCGCCGGCCCGTTTGGTGATCGGCTCGGTTGTGACCGAGGCGCGCCAGCACGTCGCTGAGCTGCGCCAGGTGGTCGGGGCGCTCAAGCTCCCGCAGGCCAAGGCGAAGACGGAAAGTCCGTCGAAGCTCGAGCTGCTGCTCGGTGGCAAGGCGACCGGGTGACCACTGCGGTATCGGCGCCACCCCGGTTCCGGTCGGTGCCGCTGCACGCGTCGACGCTCGGCCGGGATGCGGAGGATCTTGCCGAGTGCGCGGGCCTCACGTTGGACGGGTGGCAAGCGGACATCCTCGAAGCAGCGATGGGTCTGGATGCTGCGGGGCGATGGGCGGCGATGGAGGTCGCCCTAGTGGTCCCTCGCCAGAACGGCAAGGGCGGGCTGCTCGAAGCGTTGGAGTTGGCGCACCTGTTCCTGGTGCCGACGACTCAGCTCATCACGCACACCGCTCACCGGTTCGATACCTGCCTCGACCACTTCCGCCGCATCCGCAAGCTGGTCGAAGAGACCCCCGAGCTGCGGGCGCTGGTCAAGGACAACGGGCGAGGCGTCGGTGATGCCCCGTCGGGGATCAAGGACTCGAACGGCAAGGAGTCGATCGAGCTGGCGAACGGTCGCCGGCTGCTGTTCAAGGCTCGGGAGAAGGGTTCGGGTCGTGGGTTCTCCGGGGATCTGGTCGTGCTCGACGAGGCGTTCTGGCTCAAGGATCTCTCCGGCCTGATCCCGACGATGGCGGCACGGGAGAACCCGCAGGCGTGGTACACGTCGTCGGCCCCGCTGCCTCGGATGGAGTCCGACCACCTGCGTGCGCTGATCCGTCAGGGTCGTGCGCTGACCGCAGGGGAGACCGTTCCGGAGCCGGGTGAGCCGATGCTCGCCTACTTCGAGTGGTCGACCGAGGATGTGCCCGACGATCGCCTGTGTGATCCAGAGGTGGTGGCCGATGGCAACCCTGCCTACGGCATCCGCATCGACCAGACGTTCGTCAAGATGGAGCTGCAACGTCTCGGCGCTGAGGCGTACCGGCGTGAGCGGTTGGGGATCTTCCCCGACTCAGACGATGCGGCGTGGGCTGTGTGGTCGGAGGCCGAGTGGCGCGGCTGCCTGTCGTCGGTGCCACCGGAGCGGAAGCGATGGCTCGCTGATCCGGTGACGCTCGCCTACGAGGTGACGACCGAGTACTCGGGCGGCACCATCGCAGTCGCCGGGTCGTGCCCGGAAGGCATCGGGTTCGATGTCATCGAGCGCGGCGTGAACACGGCATGGCTGGTGCCTCGGCTGATCGAACTTGCCACGGATGCGAAGCGCCCGGTCGGTCGGGTGGTGCGCGACCCGAAGGGGCCGGCTCGGATCTTCGACGCCGAACTGATCGCGGCGGGCATCGTGCTGACCGACTGCCCAGCATCAGAGCTGGCGGCGGGGACGGGTGACTTCCACACCGATCTGATCGACGGGAACGTGGTCCATCGCGACCGACCGGAGATCAACGAAGCCGTAGCCCAGGCGGTCAAGCGCACGTACGGCGACATGTGGCTGATCGACCGCCGCAAGGGTGACGCCACCCCGATCACCGCTCCGATCATGGCGGTGTGGGGCCACAAGCAAGCCGCGGAGTCCCCCGTGGTCGATTCCTGTTGGTGAATGGAGGTAGCTGAGTGAAGGTACTCGCGCTGTTCGTCATCGCTGCCGCGCTGGTTGTCTCCGGTGTCACCATCCGCTACGGCGTCGGCGCGGCACTCATCGCCTCAGGTGTGGCGGTCGGTGTGGCCGCATGGGACCTGTCGCGTCCGTCGCCTGGCGGTCCCTTGTGAGCGTCATCCGCCGCTCACTAGAGCAGCGCGGCTCGATCTCGGATCTCGGAGAAGCCATCGCGGCTTCCCGGCGCCACCTGGGCAGCGGTGGCGGCCCGGTGTCGCCTGAGCAGGCGCTGCGGCTGGGTGCCGTGTGGTCATGCGTTGATCTGATCTGCCGACTCTCTGCGCTGCCTGTTCACCAGTACCGCAAGGCCGAGGACGTTCGGGAGCAGGTGGCCCCCTCGCCGCTGCTGACCAACCCGCATCCCGGGTCGGGAGTGTCCCCGATCGGATGGCGCCGGCAGGTGCTGATGTCGTGGGTGACTCGTGGCAACGTGTTCGGCCGGGTGCTGTCGAGGGACCGGCTGCTGTACCCGACAGCGGTGGAGATCCTTGACCCAGGCCGGATGCGTGCCCGTCGCCGCGGTCTCGATGGTCCGATCGAGTGGACGGTCGACGGCATGACCATCAACCCCGATGACCTGATCCACTGGCCTGCGTTCACCGTGCCGGGGTCGTCGATCGGTCTGGCGCCGCTTGAGTACGCAGCGTCGATGATCGGCCTCGGGCTGACGGCTCGCGACTTCGGTGCCCGCTGGTTCGACGATGGGGCGCACCCGTCAGGGATGCTCACGACGGAACAGGCGATCTCGCGCGAAGACGCCCAGACCATCAAGCAACGGTTCCTGTCGATGCGCGGCACCCGTGAGCCGTTCGTGGCTGGCAAGGGCCTCAAGTACGAGGCGTTGCAGATCAGCCCTGAGGAGTCGCAGTTTCTCGAGACCATCCAGGCGAACGGCACTGACATCGCCGGGTTCTTCCTGGTGCCACCGGAGCTGGTCGGCCAGGGCACGGCAGGATCGTCGATCACCTACGCCAACGTTGAGCAGCGGGGCCTCTCATACCTGACGTGGAACGCCTCGTGGTGGTTGGCGCTGATGGACGAGTTCCTGTCGTCGATGACGCCGCGCGGCCAGTACGTGAAGGTCAACCCGTCCGCCTACCTCGCGGTCGACGCTCGCACGCAGGCCACGGTCCACGACATCCGCATTCGCGGCGGATGGGGTACGCCCGACGAGGCCCGATCCCACGAGGACCTTCCGCCGCTGCCCGATGGTGCCGGCGAGCAACACCTGTGGCCGCCCTACGCCACGTCCGTCCAGGCCACCACGGGAGGCCCACCCAATGCCTGAGCTTGATCTGCGCAACCTTCCACCCGAGGTGCTGTCGCGCCTCTCCGACGCCGAGGTGGACCTTCGTGGCGCCCGCCTTGAGGTCGTCGACCGCGGCCGGCTCCTTGAGGCCCGTTCGTTCGCCACCGGCGAACTGCGCGTCGATGAGCAGGGGAACCCAACTGTGGACGGATACGCCACCGTCTACGAGTTCCCCTACGAGGTCGCAGGCGGCCCGCCCTACGGGTGGGTTGAGACGATCGCTGAGGGTGCCTGCGTCAAGTCGGTGCGGGAGCGCGACGACGTTCGGTTCTTGGTGAACCACGACGGCGTCGCCCTCGGCCGCACCCGGTCCAAGACGCTGGAACTGGAATCGGACACGACCGGCCTCCGGTTCGCCTCCACGCTCGATGGCCGCTCGCCGCTCGTTCAGACCCTCTCCTCGGCCATGGACCGCGGCGACATGGACGAGTGCTCGTTCGCCTTCCAGGTGCTGCGCCAGGAATGGAACGCCGACTTCACCGAGCGCCGCATCCTTGAGGTCAAGCTGTTCGATGTCTCCGTGGTGACGTACCCGGCTAACCCTGCCGCCGTCGCCCAACTGCGGGCCTCTGAGCCTGCCCCCGAGATCGCCCCGGCCCCTGAGGCTGGGATGAGCGTGGCGCTCGCCCGAGCGTTGCGAGATCAGATGGCCTACGCCCGCTGATCAACCACGGCACCTCGCCGGACCACACGCCGACCTCACGCCGGACCCGACTTGCGGGCACCACCTGAGCGTCACCTGCGGCCCACCAGGAAGCCACGAACCCCTGACCGTCCCGACTCGCGGGCCGGTCGCTTCGTGTCCCAGGAGGACCACCAATGAGCCTGCTCGACCAGATCCGAGCCAACATCCGAGCCAACCTCGACGCCCGCGCCCAGCGCCAGGCCGAGGTTGACGCCGCGATCGCCACCGCCGAGGAGCGCGGGGATGGCACCCTGACCCCCGAGGAGCAGACCGCTCTCACCGAGGCCCGCACCGCTGTCGGCGCTCTCGATGAGGAGCGGACCGCGATGGAGGCCCGTGAGGCCGAACTCGTGGCGCTCGACGAGGCCCGCGCTCAGGCGGACGCCACGGCGTCCCGCATGGGCGCCCCTGTCACCCCGGCCCCCGTGTCCCGGGTGAGCGAGCCGGACCTGTACCGCGACGGCGGCGACCACTCGTGGTTCTCCGACGCCTACCGGTCGCAGGTCATGGGCGACCGTGACGCCGGTGAGCGCCTGTTCCGCCACGGCCAGTTCGAGGCCGAGCGCCGCAACGAGCAGCGCGACGCCACCGTGTCGGCGTTCGGCGCCCTCATCCCGCCGCAGTACCTCACCGAGCAGTACGCGCAGATCGCCCGTGCCGGCCGGCCGTTCCTCAACGCCCTCACCTCGCTGCCGCTCCCGACCCGTGGCACCACGTTCAACATCCCGCGTGGCACCACCGGCACCACCGTGGCCGAGCAGTCGTCCGAGGGTGACGCCCTGAGCGAGACCGACTTCGACGAGACCACGCTCGCGGTCACGGTGAAGACCTACGGCGGCGCGCAGGACATCTCCCGCCAGGCGCTCGAGCGGGGCGAGATGGTCGACCGGATCATCTACAACGACCTGGCCGCCGCCTACGCGGCCAAGGTCGACGCCGCCTACATCGCCGCCGCGATCGCCGCCGAGTCGGCCACGGTGGCCTACACCGACGCTTCGCCCACGGTGGGCGAACTGTGGCCGAAGCTGGCCGATGCGATCCAGCGGGTCAACTCGAGCCGGTACCTGCCGGCCACGGCGATCTTCATGCACTCCCGCCGCTGGGGCTGGATCACGGCTGCGGTCGACTCGACCGGCCGCCCGCTCTTCGGCAACGAGCAGGTGCAGAACGTCATGGCGCTCGGCAAGGCCGCCGAGTACGGCCAGATCGTCGGTTCGCTGCAGAGCCTCCCGGTGATCCCCGACGCCAACATCGCGACGAACGCCGGCGCGGGCACCAACGAGGACCACATCCTCGTCACCCGCACGACCGACCTGCTCCTCTGGGAGGAGGGCGACGGCGCCCCCCGCGAGCTGCGCTTCGACCAGCCGCAGGGCAAGAAGCTCGTCGTCGAGGTGGGCGTCTACGGCTACTCGGCGTTCACCGCGGGTCGGTACCCGACCGCCAGCTTCGGCGTCGGCGGCACGGGTCTCGTCACCCCGAGCTTCTGACCCCCTGAGGTCTGGCCGCCCCCGCTCCTGGGTGCCGGGGGCGGCCAGCCCATCCACTTCTCCCCCCACTTCGTTCGCTTCCCACCAGGAGGACCCCATGGCTGAGATCACCGTGCAGGATCTGTTGTTCGAGCGAGAGGGCTACGTGCTGCGTGGCCTGCCCGATCGCGTGGCCCAGGTCGACGCTGAACTCGCGAAGTTCGGTGTCGGCGTCGAGGACGCTCCCGACGCTCCCGAGGTGGCCTTGGAGCCTCCCGAGGTGGAGACGGCTACGCCGAAGGCGCCGCGCCGCCGCAAGGCGACGGCCTGACCCATGGCGTACCCGACGGCTGCGCAGGCCAAGGAGCGCCTGACCGCGCTCGCTGAGTGGTCGGACACCGACGTGACCGCCAAGGTCGCGGAGTGGGCGCAGATCGTCGTCGACTACTGCGGGATCGCCGGTGAGTCCACCGCGTTCACCTACACGGTCACCCCTGACCGATGGGCCACCGAGCTGATCCTCCCGCACCAACGCATCCTCACCGTCACCTCCATCACCACCGACGGCGACACCGTGGACGCTGCGAGCTACACGGTCCGCAAGCGCGAGGGCATCGTGTTTCGCGCGGGTGGGTGGGTGGCGATGGTCGATCACGTCGTCGTCGGCACCTACGGGTACTCCACGACCCCCGGTCCGCTCTACCAGGGTGCGTGCGAGTACGCGCTCGCCACCCTGCGCCAGAACGCCTCGGGCACGTCACGAGAGATCGCGTCGCAGTCCGTCGATGGTGGGTGGGTGAACTTCCGCACCCCCGACTGGGAGGGCGGACGCCCGACCGGTTGGATCGAAGCTGATCGGCTCCTCAACG